GTCTACTTTAGGCGAAGCTGTTATTGATGGACTTACTTCTGTTAATGCTTCTAACTATACTGATACATTTAGTTGTACTCCAAGAGTTCTTGATGTTGTTGGAGTTACACCAATAGAACGTGATGATTCTTCACATTTCTTAGGCTTAATATCTTGTCAATTTACTGCCAACGCTTAGTATAATGATAATAGCTATACATTAACATGACTAGAGCAGTTGATCTTTTAAAAAACAAGTTTGGAGTTTCTCAACTATACAAACATGATGTAAAACAAGATGATGAGGTAATTCTTACTGTTTATTGGCATCCATTAACTATTGCAGAAAGAGAAGCTATTCAAAAGAAAACTGGTAGCGAAGATACTAATGATTATGCTTTACAAATGATGATAGAAAAAGCATTAGATCAAAATGGTGCAAGATTATTTCAAGATGGAGATAAAGCATCTCTTAGAAGAGAAGTTTCAGCATCAATTCTTGAAGAAATTCAAATAGCTATGATTACTATTGACAAGGAGGTTCAAGAGGCTAAAGCCGATTTAAAAAGCAAATAAAGATTGGCAATTTATATTTTCTTTAGCAAAAACATTACATAAAACTGTAGCTGAGTTATGTGATACTTTAACTATGGAAGAGATGATAGGTTGGGTTGCTTATGCAGAGATTGAAAATGAAGAATATGAAAAGCAACGTGAACAAGCACAAAAAACTAATGCTTTAAGAGGTAAAAAGAGGTAATATAGAGAAAATGTTTTAATTTTTATAGTAAGTGGCTAATTATAATGTTGATATTAGTGTTGCTATAAAAAATACTAATAAATTAACTTCATTTAATAAACAATTAGATAAAACTGCCGAGACAGCAAGAAGAGCAAGGCAAGGTTTATCAGAAATAGGTCAAACTGTTAAGTCTAATCTTGCAAGTTTAAGCAATTTATCTGCTGCGTTATCTAAAGCACAAAAAGAATTTAACAATACTGTTTTAGGAACAAAAGCTAGTGTTTTGGCTGCTAGAGATTTAGCTAGTGCAGAAAGAATGGTTAATAAAGAACTTAAGGAAAGAACTGCTTTAATGAATAAATTTAGATTTCAAGGTGGTGGCAGTGCATTTAAAAGTTTTAGTCAAAGAGCAGATCAAATAACTTCTCCAAATGTTTTAACTGTTGCACAACAAAAAGCTATAGATAGAAATAATAGAAAACGTGGAATTACTGCTACTCCGTTTGGTGCTCAACCAATGGTTAATCAGCCATTTGAAGCAGTTAGTCTTACTTCTCCACAAGCAATAAGAGATCGAATAATTAATAGAAGAGCAACTAATTTTGCAAGAACAGGTACAGCTTCTAGTTTTCCTAGAAGTGAAGGATTTTTAGCGTTTAGTAAGTCTGCTGATAAGATTGCTGCTGGTGTTAAACAAAATGTAATACATACTAAAAAAACAGCATCAATACTAACTCAACAAGCAACAAGAGCAGCTTTTGAAGGGATGCCGTTTGGTGTTAAAGGTGGACAGATTGGAGCAGCACCTCCTCCAACTTTTTTTAATAAAATGGGTTTTGGTAAAAATGCAAATGCAGGTGGAATGTTTGCTATGCCAGGTGGTGCGATGGGTAGATTAAAAGGTGGTGCTGGTAGTGCCATGATTGGAGGTGGTTTTCCTTTTTTATTCGGAGCAGGTGGTCTTAGTGCTGCTATGGGTGGTGTTGCTGGTGGTATTGGTGGAGCATTAGCACCTGGAGGTGGATTTGCTCTTTCTATTGCTGCTACTGCTGCTGCTGCTCAGATAGAAAAAGCTAGAGCTTTTAGAAAAGAAATAAATAATCTTAATTTAGAACTAGAAAGTATGGGAATTAATTCAACATTTTCAAGAAAACAAATAAAAGAATTAGCAAAAGAATTTAAAATTACTAATGATGAGGCTATAAAATTAGCAACTACATTTAAAACTTTTGGTGCTGGACAAGCTGATGTGTTATTAAGTGCTTTTGGTTCAAGAGAAGTTTTTGATACGTTGTCTGGCCTTAGAACTACTGAAGCTGTATTAGGTAAAATAGAAGGTATTAGAGAGGAAATTAGTGAAACTCAAAGACAGGATTTATTACAAACACTAGCTACAAAAGGATCATTAGAAACACAAGCAAAATTAGAAAGGATAATATTTGAACAAAGAAAGAAAGCATTTGTTGAAGGAGAAATAGATAAAATTAAAATTTTAGATATACCAAAAGAATTTAGAGCTACAGAAGCTCTTCAGAAGGAATTTGCAAATATGAAAAGAATTGCACTTGGAAGTGAATTTGAAAATACAAATAGTTCGGCTTTGAAATTATTAGAAACTCAAATTAAGATAAATGAACAAATGCAGTTCTTATCAGAATTTAATGCACCTGCTGAAGAAATTAGAGAATTACTTAATCCAATGAGAGCAGTTTTAGATTTAAGTATGTCAATTAGAACTGGTTTTGAAGAATCATTTAAAGGAATAATAAAAGGAACAATGAGTGTTCAGGATGCCTTTAGAAATATGTTAGGTCGAATAGCAGATCATTTTTTAGATACTGCTGCAAGATTAGCTGCTGCACAGTTACAAAGAGGATTTTTAGGTTTATTTAGTAATCTATTTAGTTTTGGAATGAGTAGTAATCCACTCGGTATGCGTCAGCAGGGAGTTGGAGCTAGTGCAAATATGTTAAATAGACACGCAGTAGGTTCTTCTGCTGTACAACCTGTTCTTAAGTTTGCGAATGGAGGTAGACCTCCTGTTGGCAGACCTTCGATTGTAGGAGAAAGAGGTGCTGAATTGTTTGTTCCTGATAGGGCAGGCACTATAATTCCAAATCATGCTATGGGTGGTACAAATATAGTTGTAAACGTAGATGCTTCTGGTTCTAACGTAGAAGGAGATGAAGAGGAAGGTAGAGCATTAGGTATTGCATTATCAGCAGCGATAGAGACAGAATTAATTAAACAGAAAAGACCTGGAGGTTTACTTGCATAATGGCTACTTTCCCATCAATTACACCAACATACGGACAGCAAAAAAGATCTGCACCAAATACTAGAACAGTTCGTTTTGCTGATGGCTATGAACACAGAATATTGTTTGGACTTGCTGCTCATCAAAATCCAAAAATTTATAACTTTACTTTCAACGTATCAGAAACAGATGCGGACACCATAGAAGGCTTCCTTGATAGTCGTGCCAATGATAGTGCCAGCTTTACTTTTACCCCACCAGGGGAAGGTTTTACAAAGACAGGAACTTACTCTCAATCAGGAACTACAGTAACAATCACGATTTCAAGTCATGGTGTTGCTGTAGGAGATGAACTTACTATTGATTACACTTCTGGATCGGCAACTGATGGTACTTTTCTTGTCGCTTCGGTTACTGATTCAAACGTATTTACTGTCACTGCTGCTGCCAGTGCTACCAATAGCGGTAATGTTTCGATTACTTTATCTGGTGCTGGTCAATATGTTTGCGAAAATTGGACAAAATCTATACCATATAACAATAGAGCAACAATCCAAGCAACATTTAGAGAGGTGTTTGAACCATGAGTAGTGCTGCTATTGTTAGCAATCTTCAGAATATAAATCCGTCAGCAATAATTGAACTTTTTACATTACAACTTGATAATAGTTTGCATGGTGCTACTACTATTTATAGGTTTCATAATGGCTCATCTCTAAAAGATAATGGAGAAATAGTTTGGGCTGGTAATAGTTATCAAAGATTTCCAATAAAAGCAGAGGGTTTTCAATATGGAAAAGGTCAGCTACCTAGACCTACATTAACCGTCAGTAATGCACTTGGAACTATCACAGCTATTTTATTAAATGTAAATGAGACTACTACTGGTAATGATTTAACGGGAGCAACTGTCACTCGAATTAGAACTCTTGCAAGATTTTTAGACGCTGTTAATTTCCCAAACAATGTGAATCCTTATGGCACACCAGATGCTACAGCAGAGTTTCCACAGGAAATATACAAAATAGATAGAAAAGCAGCAGAAAATAGAGAAGTAGTTCAATTTGAATTAGCTTCAGTGTTTGATCTTGTTGGTGTTAGAGCACCAAAAAGACAATGCACCAGAGCAGATTTTCCTTCTATCGGTACGTTCAACGGATGAATTGGAAAGAAGCTGCTCTTGCTCATGCGAAAGATGAAGATCCTGATGAATCTTGTGGTTTATTATTAAATATTCGAGGAAAAGAAAGGTATCATCCTTGTCGTAATTTATCGGCACAATCAGATGAATATTTTATTTTAGATCCAGAAGATTACATAAAAGGCAGTAACTTAGGAACGATTACAGCTATTATTCATAGTCATCCAGATACACCACCTGTTGCTAGTCAGGCAGATAAAATGAGTTGTGAACAAACTAAATTGCCTTGGTATATTGTTAATCCTAAAACAGAGACTTGGGGATATTATGAGCCATGTGGATATAAAGCACCTTTACTTGGTAGACCTTGGGTTTGGGCTGTTACAGATTGTTGGTCATTGATAGTTGATTGGTATAAGGAAGAAAGAGGTATTGAATTATTAGATTACGAAAGACCAACAAGAATAGAAGAATTTACAGACGATCCAGTGTTTGAAAGATATTTACCAAGTAGAGGTTTTAGATTATTAAGACCAGATGAACCCTTAATGAATGGTGATGTTTTAGCAATGAGTATTTTAGGAAAAGGATTAAATCATGTAGGTATTTTTATAGATGGGGATGTTTTACATCATTCAGCAGATAGACTATCTTGTAGAGAGCCATACAATCCTTGGTTATTAAAATGTACAGGAGGGAGGTATCGTTATGATGCGTAAGATAAAATTATATGGTGAGCTTGCAGAGTTTGTAGGTCATAAAGAATTTGAAGTGCAAGTAGATAGTCTTGCAAAAGCAGTTAGTTTTCTTGTTAATAATTTTCCGCAAATTGAAAGTTATATGAACCCAAAATATTATCAAGTAAAAGTTGGTAATTATGCAATAGATGAATCAGAAATTAATCATCCCATAGGTAAAGAAGATATACATTTCGTTCCTGTTGTAAGTGGTGCAAGAGGATTTGGAAGAATATTATTAGGAGGAGCATTAATAGCTCTTTCTTTTGGTGCTGGTGGCATACTATCTAAGCCTTTAGTTTTTGGAAAAGGTTTTAGTGCTAGTTTTGCCACTGCTAGTTTTACTGCTAAAGCCTCTTTAGCTCTTGGTGCAAATTTAGTTTTATCTGGTGTTTCTGATTTATTATTTCCGTTACCTAAAATGCCAGACTTTAGTTCAGAAGAAGATCCAAGGTTATCATTTAGTTTTTCTGGAACGCAAAATACTGCAAGAGCAGGTACTCCTGTTCCAATAGTATATGGGGAAATTATGACAGGCTCAGTAACTATCAGTACTTCTCTTGATACACAGCAGGTACGAGCATGACAGATATACCAAAGAAAATTATTGGTGCTAGACGTAGAAAGAAAACACCACCACCACCGACAAGAACTCCTGATACTTTACATAGTAAACAATTTGCTACTTTTCTTGATCTTATATCTGAAGGTGAGATAGAAGGTTTTGCAACAGCATCAAAAGAAGGTAGAACACAAGGAACAACTGCATATATTAATGCTGCATTAAAAGATGTTTTTCTAAACGAAACACCTGTTTTAGAAGCGTCTGCTGATTCTGCCAACGCAACTTCTACCGATTTTAATTTTCAAGATGTTGTATTTAACCCTAGATTCGGAACGGCAGATCAAACAAAAGTTGAGGGTATAGAGAGTAGTTCCTCTGTAACATCAGTAGGTGTAACTGTTACAGCATCAAGTCCTGTTACCAGACAAATAACCAATACAAATGTAGATAGAATTAATGTGCTTATTACTGTTCCTCAACTACAAAAAGCAACAGATAAGGGAGACATATTAGGTTCAGAGATACAATATAAAATTTCAGTTCAATATAATTCTGGTGGTTTTACTGATTTAATTACTGATACTATTTCGGGTAGAACTGCTGATGCGTACCAAAGGGATTATGGAATAAATATTACTGGCGATTTTCCTGTAGATATTAGGGTTACAAGAATCACAGCAGATAGCACCGATTCTTTTTTAACAGATGAATTTCAATGGACAAGTTTTAGTGAAATTATTGATGATGCAAATACATATCCAAATAGTGCATATAGTTCTTTACGTTTAGATTCAGTTCAATTTAATACAGCACCTTCTAGAAAATTTCGTATTCGTGGAATAAAAATTAGGATTCCAGGTGCAGGGGCTAGTGGATCGGGTACACCAACAGTTGATTTGCAGACAGGAAGAATAATTTATCCTGATGGTTATATATTTAATGGAGTTATGGGTGCTGCTGTTTGGTGTTCGTGTCCTGCTATGGTGTTACTTGACCTTTTGACAGATACTAGGTATGGATTTGGAGATCACATAACAGACAGTAGTTTAGATTTATTTTCTTTTGTAACTGCCAGTAAATATGCAAATACTCTTGTAGATGATGGTTTAGGTGGACAGGAAGCTAGATTCAGTTGCAATGTTAATATTCAAAGCCCAGGAGAAGCATTTGATTTAATAAACGAACTAGCAGGTGTTATGAGATGTATGCCAATATGGTCTGCTGGTTCAATAAGTATTACTCAAGACAAGCCTACTGATCCAAGCTATTTATTTACACTATCAAATGTAACTTCAGAGGGCTTTTCTTATTCTGGTAGCAGTTTAAAAACAAGACATAGTGTTATATCTGTTTCTTACTTTAATATGGATAGTCAGGAAGTTGACTTTGAGGTAGTAGAAGATGCAACCGCAATATCGAAATTTGGAACTATTGTTAAGCAAGTAAAAGCATTTGCTTGTACATCCAGAGGTCAAGCTAAAAGATTAGGTAAGGCCATATTGTTTGCTGAACAAAATGAATCAGAGATAGTTGCTTTTTCTACATCTATAGATTCTGGTGCGGTAGTAAGACCAGGTGCAATTATTGAAATACAAGATCCAGTAAGAGCAGGGGTAAGAAGAGGAGGAAGATTATCTGCTGTTACTTCTACAACTGTTGTTACTGTTGATGATACTTCTGCAACTGATTTGGCGGTAGATGCCAGTGGTAATCCTGTTGGTGATGCAACTTTGGCTGTAATTTTGCCTGATGGATCGTTTGAGAGTAAGTCAATCTCATCTGTCTCAGGTGGAACTATTACTGTAAGCTCTGCTTTCTCTCAAACACCTAATGTAAATGCAAACTTTCTTATATCAAACGTCACTACTCAATCTCAGTTATTCAGAGTAATAACAGTAGAAGAACAGGATGGTATAAATTATGCGATTACCGCCTTGTCTTATGTCGAAGGTAAATACGCATTTATTGAAGATGGAGAGGCATTGCCAGCAAGAATAGTATCTCAACTAGGTGCACTTGCAAAACCCCCTGCCAATTTAAGTGCAGTTGAAAAAATATTTCCTATAAATAATCAGGCTGTATCAAAAATTGTTGTTAGCTGGCAAACTGTTGTTGGTGTAACTCAATATCAGGTTAATTACAGATTTGGGAATGATAATGTCATAACTGAAAGAGTAACAAGACCTGATTTTGAAATAATGAATAGCAGATTAGGAACCTATACAATACAGGTCTTTTCATACAATGTTCTTGAACAGTTATCTGCAACTTCTACTGATATAACTTTTGAAGCTGTTGGTAAAACTGCTGTACCGCAAGACGTTACAGGATTACTTGTCGAACCAGTTTCAGATCAATTCATAAGATTACGTTTTGACAAAGCAACAGATATTGATGTTACGCATGGTGGAAACGTAGTTGTTCGGCATAGTAATTTAACAGATGGAACAGGTACATTTACTAATTCTGTTGACATTATCCCTGCTCTACCAGGGAACGTATCTGAAACATTAGTACCAGCAGTTGATGGAGAATATATTCTCAAGTTTAGAGATGATGGTGGTAGATTAAGTGCTGGAGAAACTTCTGTTGTTGTAACAACTCCTGATCCTGTACCTAAGTTACTTGTATTAGCAGATAGAGAAGATACTGATGCGACACCTTTTGCTGGAGATAAGGTCGAT